CCTCGTACACGCGTGTGTATCTGGTCGGTGTATACGTCAACAGGAGAACTAGCGCTACGTACAACTGTACCTGTGTTCACTCCGCTTTCAGACGTGGGGCTGTTATACCCAGACCCTGAAGAATCTAACGGAAGTAACGTCATATTTATTGTTGGTGTGTTACCCGTAGACCCCTCAAAAGACACGTCTGGTATCATTCTCGACACAAGCGCAAACTGATGACCGTCATCAAGGTCAAACTGGGCAGAGAGTATAAACGCAGCTATAGCCGCAGTGGTGCCCGTCTCATTGTCGTCAATCCCGTTTTCATGATCCACAAGTACATTGTTGTACGTAGACGCTAGCGGGTAGGCGCGAAGTCCAGAATCTAACCACGCCGTGCGTGCCATAGACCCGTAGTACCAAATGTTTTCAAGGTAGTTATACACTACGTACCTGTCGATATTAGACGCACTAGCGGAACAGTAGAACCACCATACTTCGTGGAAGGCTTCGTTGCTGCCCCCAAACACCTGATTGTATTGCAGGGGGTTAAAGTCAGAAAACACATGTTTACGTAGGTCGCAGGGGAGAGGCTGTGTGCGTCCGTCATACTTGTAGAACTTGTCCTTACCCATCCAGTAGGCAACACCGTTTGCGTAGGCTACGGAGTTCTGTGAGGTTATAGAGATTTGTTCTCCGATTAACGTAGCGCCCCACACACCTGATTCTGCACCTACATACTGCAGGGAATACAGAGACGAATCGGTCCAGACTAGAACTTCCTGTCGAGCCTGTGCAGACGCAACGATTTCTGTGCCACGGGATAAACGTAGGCTACCTGCCTGTGTCACAGCAGAGGGTGTCCAATTAGAGGCGTCCTCTTGGTCTGACCACCGGATCAACATCGGGTCTTGAGTAGCCGAGTTAATTAAATTAGCTCCGAAACAGAAGACAAAGCGGTTAATGTCCGACACAAGGATAGAGTTTTGTATCGACGGGACGTCAGTACCTGTCAACGCTACCGCTCTAGTGGTCAGGTTGCCCGTAGCGTCCCAGTAATATATAGCCCCGCCGCGATGCCCGAAGATCAGGTCTTCGCCAAAGTTTTGTTGCGTCCAAATACGCAGGGATTCTGTATCCTCTATACCCTGTCCCCAAGCACCAGCCCCCCAACCAGAAGCGCCCCAACCAACACGCGGGTTTGCGGACCTAGCGCCAGTAGCAATCTGATACGCCCCTACTGTCGCACTGCCCCCGTTGCCCGAGTCAGACGAATTAGCGGCTATATTGGTGTAATTAGCGTCAGTTATAGTGTCCGTGCTAAAACTCTTAGCCAGTATCGTGTACGTGTTATCGCCTTCGATGTTCTCAATTTGGTACTCTTGGCTAAGCATAGTAGCAGTAATATTACCCCCCGAAGAGAACAACGCCGCAGCATCGGTAAAAGTAACAAAATCATTTGCTTTCGCGCCATGACCCGCTTCAGTAACAACCAAAGTAAAACAATTTACCGTAGCGTTGTCGCTGTGGGCTGCAGCGGTTGTCGCAGTAGATGTGCCAGCGACAAGATAGGACGCCCCACGAGTACACCCTTTAAGCGTGTTACTGTTAATAGACGAGTAGTCTATAGCCTCACTACCAATGAGGATTTTGCCTGTAGAGGGAAAACCTGTGGTGTCATCTAATATTATCGTAGTGTCGTTATTGTCTATCGCACCGTTTAGCTGATCTGCGGACGCTCCGAATGTAACATCCCCTGCACTCGTAGTCGCTCGTAAAGGAGTGATGTCGTTGTACCCGCCACCATTTTCTATGTAGAACTTTAGGTGCGTACCCACACCGATAAGGTTTTGGCTACCTAAAGTAATCCAGTTCCATAGAGAACGTGCTACACCCAGATAGGTTGCGTCCGATATACGGGTCCAACCACCAATTTTCTCAGGCGTACCCTGTCTAAACCGGATGTTATCACATTCGTACCAACCACCTTCGCTAGTGTAGCGGGTGTTTTCACGGTTGACGCCGGGTTTTAGCAGGAGCTTTTTTAGGGGCATATTACACCATCAGTTCAAAGTGCGGGGCATCAATAAACGGTCTACGGGACTGTGACCTACGAGTGTCTATATAACTATTCATAGCGTTCTCTGCGGTGCCATCCCAAGCACCGATGTCGTTAATCGTCCAAGCAGCGCCCCAACGAAGTTTAACCCCTGCAGTGGCAGCGGCCTCTTTCATAGCATCAGCTATTTCGTCGTAGAGGTTCAACTCCCATCTGCCACCATCAATATAAGCCATAAGATCGACAGCGTTTCCATCAATGTGCTTGCTTTTCATAGTTTGTGAGGCACCTTTGGCGACCAGAGCCTTCTGCTCGGCCATTGTCCTCAAGCCGCAAATCACGCTGAAGTCCTGTTTGGTGACGCTCATGGCGTATTTCACGACCGTTACCAGCCTTTCGTCTACACCTTCTAAGTTTGATAGGCTGCGTTTTCCTAGTTTGTAACCCATAATTATTTCCTTGCATATTTACTAATTGCACGATTACCAAACCAGAAAGCTAAAGTTGCACTGAATAGTCCTGCTGTAGTGTCATCCCACATAAGGCCCACAGCCTGCATCCAATCGCCACCCGACTGCCCTACTTTAATCATGATAACAACCTTTGTGGCTACAAACAGTCCGAAGAAGGCATAAGTAATAACAGGACGAACACTACCCCGAAGAGCGTTGATAAATCCGCCAGCGTCGATAGATCGGTCATGTTCGTATAACCCCTTTGTCTCCTCAATGTCGGCTTGCTTATCCAACTCAACGAGTTTCATCTCAGAACGTTTTTGTGCAAGTTCTGTTTCAAGCTGCATCATTTCTATACGGTGCGCTTGTTGTTGATTGGCCTTAAAGTAATTTAAAATCTCTGGTAGAAATGAACTACCAAAGCCTAAAAGTGATCCTAATAGTGCTATCATTTTTCATGTCCTAACCATACCGCGAACGCCCCAGTCATAGCACCAGAAACTACGGAAATCAATGAAGCCTGTTGCGTAGACAAGTCTGGTTGCATAAGTGCCCATTCAAGACATCTTATGTACATAACGGTCATCACCAACATCATTAAACGCGGCAGTAGCTTAAAGTGCAAAATTCTCTCAAACGTTAACGACATATGTTTCTCCTTAAAATCCCTCTGACAATCCTTTGAGGATGTCTTTCAGGCTGACTTTTTCTTTCGAGTTGGGCATGTATAGACATTCAAACTGCTTGGGACACTCACGAAAACTGAGCGTTGGGTAGTGATAACCCAAGGTGCCGTTCTTGCCTGAATATAAGCATACAAGTTCGCCCTCGTTGTCTACATATTTCCAAAGGTTGCATGTGACGTACTCAGGGTTGAGTAGCGATCCAGCCAGAATTAAAGGAATCAACGTGTTCATACTACAAGAACTATCAGATACATACCGCCACCGAGAATCCCGATGATTAATATAGATAGGCCGAGAATAGCCATATTGTTCTGTATTTGCCGTTTGGCCTCGTCAGCAGCAAAAGCGGTTTTCTCGCGTTCCGCCCTGATTTCCCGGCGCATCTCTAACATCTCGTCGTACGTCCCCCACCCAAAACGCATGTTAATCATTGCCGCAATCTCTAATTCTCGTTCCTTTAACGTCTTTTGGTGGATGAGTATCTGTAGGGCTTCCTCCTCGATTGACTGGCCCTGCGTGGCGCGTTCAAAAAAAGTAGGGTTCTTACGTTGCGTCTGCGCACGGTTAATATCAGCGCAAGCGCCATACCAACTTCCGAGCTGTTTTGATATACTTTCGAGTTCCTGAGCGTGGCCAATAACTTTTTTGATACCGGTGTAAGCGGCAGATGCGACAGCAAAAGCAGAAATAGGATCGATCATACTGCGCAATCACCTTTCTAGCATCCGGTCCATTTTAGCGTCGAGAGCATCTAGTCGGGCTATTAACCTGTCTATGGATGCGTTACTCTCAACCTTGGTCGAATATTCCTTGGCCATCTCCTCCCGTGTTCTGTTTAAAAGGATTTGGACGCGCTTTAGTTCTTCATGCTGACTTTTGGCCCACCATACGATGAAACCCAACCCTGCGGTTAGACCAACATTCCAAAGCGCGTCCATTTCCACTATTCCGCTGCTTCTTGTGCAGGGACTTCTAGCGAAGTGGTTAGCAGTTGCATAAACGCCTGCTTGCCCACCTGAAGTTGATCTAAGTTAAACTGGGTAGAGCCTATTTTTCTGTCCAAGTCTCCAACATGGTTCACCATTACCTTTTGTTGGTCTGTCAGTTGGTCTTCAGTGTATTCTACGTCATTGATCGTAATGGTTTTTGTTTGTTTCTCAGCCATTTTGATCTCCTTTCGGGGTTGGGGTTAAATTATTTAGCGTCTTATCCTTCTAAGACTGCTATACGGGCCGCAAGAGCATCGTTCTTTGCGGAGAGTTCTTGTAGGGCTTTGACTAGGATAGGCATAAGTGCAGATTTTGCTACTTCCTGACAGCCATCGGGACGTTCTCCCCAGAGTTTAAACCCGTCTTTAATTTCAGAGTGAGCATCAATTACAGTCTTAACTTCCTGTGCAATAAAACCATGGTTAGTGTAGGAGTTGTTGAAAACCTCGGTTGAGTCAGCTTCATAAGCCTTAAATGTTTCGGGAAGTTCACCACGGTTTTTGTATTTAAATGTACGAGGTGTTAAGTCATTGATAAATGACAGACCTGCTGTAGCGTCTGTAACGTTTTTCTTTATGCGTTCATCAGATACTGTGGCCCAGTCTTCCGTGCCGTGCTCCAGCCTTGAAGTTGTACCGCTAGTACCTATAGTTGTATAACCTGCTTCACCACTTACGTCATAACCAATGGCGATTGCCAGACTACTATTTACTGCGGTTGTATCAGAGTAAGAGCCAAGACAAATGTTTCCACTCCCTGATAAATGAGCTACGCCATGGTTACCAGCTAGAACACCAATAAAGACATTCTCAGTGCCTCCAACCACTCCGCCTCCTGCATCTTTACCCACTGCGGTGTTGTGTTGGTTTTCACAAATACCCAATGCATTTTTACCAACAGCAGTATTGTTGTTACCACAGTTAGCACTTAATGCGCCTTGACCAACTGCCGTGTTATCAACACCATCATTAGTAAGATCACCAGCCTCAGAACCTACAAAAGTGTTGTTTGTGCCTGTGGTGATTTTTTGCCCCGCAGAAGTACCAACTGCTGTGTTATTCATAGAAACGATGGATGAGCCAGCTGGGTTCTGTTCTTCTAAAGCATCCTTACCTATAGCTACACTGTTTGAACCTAGAATGTTTCCACCTAAAGCGTTATTTCCTATACCAGTGTTATTACTAGACGTAGTTGTCACATCACCAGCAGCATAACCAACAAAAGTATTCTGGTCACCAGTAGTAACTCCAGTACCTGCTTCATCTCCGATTAACACGTTTTTAGTACCACCAGAGGCTATTGCATCACCTGCGTTTACACCAAGACGTAGGTTGGATGCACCTAATGTGCTTGTAATTAGATCAGCGCCAGTAGAAAGTGTTACGTCACCGTCTATTACAGCAGCCCCAGCAACGTCTAGGTCTGCACCAACATTGACATCCGCAACAAAAGTAGAATCGCCATCTGAGGCAATACTGATGGCAGAAACAGACCCAGCTACTTTAAAAACTAATGTATCTCCGTTGTGGTTATAATCTATCTGGCCTCTGTACGCTGTATTGCCCGACGTGCCGTCAGCGAAATAAATACTTCCGTGATTGGCGGTTCCTGTGGCAATCGTAATGCCTCCATGGCCTGTGTCAGCAACCACCAAATTATTTGCAAAACCATCATAACTACTAGGTGAAGCCGTCCCGATTCCCATCGTTGCCACGCCACCTAGAATCAAATCATCTGTTGATTGGTCCCAAAGCATGAA